TCAGAGTTTGTAAAACAATAAAATAATCGTATATTATATAAAAGGTTATTAAGTGTTTTATATAGTTGAACAAGAGAGTAAGTTAGAGAACTTACAACGGTTATCGAAATTAGGGTTATATGTAGATGTAATAAGTTCTAATAATTTATATCATCCAAAACTTACCTACACTACAGCAGTATACATTAGACCCGTACATTCTAAACACGGATTTATTATTCCTATTGATCATAGTGAAGGAGTTAACGTAACAAAAGAACGTGTCTACGATATTCTTTATTCTACAAGTAAGTTATATACCCTTAATAAGAAAGAACTACTATACCACTTTAATTTACAGGAAGCCACCGATCTATCACTACTTTACTCTATGACACATTATGATAGGTTAGAGTTTTCTAGGGATAATACAACATTAAATTACTTTTATAATAAATTTAATAATTTTAAACAGGTTAATCAACTAATTCCTCTTTCTAAGTTATATGAAAGTTGTGAGAATATATACGAATCTATAAAAGATACTATAGATTTAGAGATACCGGAAGGGTTTGATTTTTATAATAAGACAGCAACTAATGTATTTTTCTTACTAGAACAAGCTGGATTGGGAATTTTTTATGATAACTTTAATAAAATGTTTAAACCTCGTAATCCGAGGTATAATATAATAAATAATACAGTACTAACCTCATATAATTTATACAATGTTACTTCTAGACCTACTAATGCTTTTAACAGCGTTAATTTCGCTGCAATACCTAAGGGAAGGGACTATAGATCCTGCTTTCGGCCGCAAGGAGACTATTTTGTCGAGTTGGATTTTGACGGGTATCATCTGCGTTTACTTTGCGACCAGATTAAATATCCTCTTACAGATGAATCAGCTCATCAACAGTTAGCAAAACAGTACTTTAATAAAGAAGAAATTACAGAAGATGAATACGACAAAGCAAAACAAATTAACTTTCACGCAATTTATGGGAAGATACCAGAAAAATATGCTTTCCTACCAATTTTTACAAAAATTGATGATTATATCAAAGACTTATGGAAACGATATGAAAATGACGGAGAAGTCTTGGCACCGATTAGTAGAAAACCTTTCACTAGCAAGTTAAAAGATATGAATCCTCAAAAACTAATGAATTATATCATGCAAAGTTTGGAAACCTCAAGAAACATTCTTATCTTAAAAGAAGTACTAAGATACTTACAGGATAAGAAAACAAACCTTGTTTTGTACACTTATGACGCATTGTTATTCGATTTTTATAAAGAAGACGGAAAAGAAACATTAGAAAAACTAAGAGAGATATTAGAGACCGGGGGTAAATACCCGATAAAATTTAAATACTCAAAAGATCTTAGTTTATAGAACAAAAAGATATTTATAAATGACACAAGAAGTAGTTATTACGGAATTCGATTATGATATTGAGCCGTTAGATTTATACGACGATATGAGCAATAAGCTATTTTGTACTTTTGCTACTGAAGAGACATTAGACGATGTACTTCAGGAGATACAGGAAAGGTATAAAATTATTTACAACAAAATTTTTGTACTGTACTCCAAATCACAAGACGAGTACATATGTACCTATAACGTTGACTTCGGTAATATCGGTACGTTCATAGACAATACAATATTAGTACACAGAAAAAAAGACTCTAATACTCTTTATACTATTAATGCTTTAAATACTTTAATAAAAGAGTTAAACGGAGGCGAATTAGATACGAGTTATCGAATAAATTGGTCCGACTATAGAAATTGTGTACTACTTACAAAAGGACCTGAACTTAAAAAGGTAAATACTAAACTTTTTAAGATTATAGAGTTGGAGAACTAGAAAAAAGTTCTTATATTAGTATAATAAGTTATAATAAATTAAAATTAGTTATATGGATTTAAATGCTATCCGCGCAAAACTTGACGCGTTAAACAATAACGGTCAGCAAAGAGAAAAGACTGACTATTCCACAATTTTTTGGAGACCACAATTAGGTAAGCAAACGGTAAGAATTGTACCATCGGTACATGACCCTGCTTTTCCTTTTAAGGAATTAAAATTCCACTACGGGATTGGAAAATACCCGATGGTTGCTTTATCGAATTTCGGTAAACAAGACCCTATTGAGGAGTTCGTAAAAGAACTTAAGAAAACATCAGATAAGGACAATTGGTCGTTAGCTGGTAAGATTAACCCTAAAACTAGAATCTTTGCTCCTGTAATAGTTAGAGGAGAAGAAGATAAAGGTGTAAGATTATGGGGATTCGGTATCACTATCTACAAAGCTTTACTTGCTTTAGCTGAAGATGAAGATGTAGGAGACTTTACCGATGTAATAAATGGTTGGGATCTAGTAGTAGAACAGAGAGAAGGTAACCCTTATCCTGAAACTACTGTAAGAATCAAACCTAAACAAACAGCCTTATCAGATAATAACGATCTAGTAGATTCTTGGTTAAAAACTCAACCTAATCCTATAGAAGTACATACTGAGTATGACTATGACTTTATCAAAAAGCAACTTCAAAATTATCTTAACCCTGGCTCTGCAGAAGAAGCTGCACCAGCAGCTGGAGCTGAGAAAGAAGCACCTGCTAAGACAGACTTCACTTTAGAAACAGCAACAGCTGGCAATAAAGATACAGTTAGCAAGTTCGACGACTTGTTTAATGAGTAATTGAATAGGTCGCTTCGGCGGCCTTTTTTTATAATTTACGGTTAATATAATATGACAAAGAAAAAAGAAGAAACTAAAGCAAGAGCGACTGCTGCAGTACGTAAGTCGTTTAATTTATCAAATTTTAAACAGAAAAAAGGTTATTCTAATGCTTCTGTAAAATTTAAAGAACAAGGTTGGATACCACTATCTCAAGCCTTTCAAGATATTACATCATTACCCGGTATTCCTACCGGACATATCACTCTCTTGCGTGGACATAGTGATACGGGCAAGACAACTGCCCTACTAGAAGCTGCGGTGAATGCTCAAAAACTGGGCATTCTCCCGGTCTTCATTATCACAGAGATGAAGTGGTCATGGGAACACGCCAAAGAGATGGGATTACAGTTTGATGAAGTTAAAGATAAAAACGGAGTAGTTACAGACTATGAAGGACATTTCCTATACGTTGATAGAGGTACATTAAATACTATTGAAGATGTGGCAGTCTATATAGCCGATCTGATGGACGAACAGACTAAAGGTAATCTACCTTATGATATGTGTTTTTTCTGGGATAGTATAGGTTCGGTACCATGTGACTTATCAGTTAGATCTAATAAGAATAATAATGAATGGAATGCAGGTGCAATGTCTACTCAATTTGGTAATAACCTTAACCAGAAAATATTATTATCAAGAAAAGAAAATTCACCGTATACTAATACTTTAGTTGCAATCAACAAAGTATGGACTATGAAACCTGAATCACCTATGGGTATGCCTAAATTACAGAATAAAGGAGGTATGTCTATGTGGTATGATGCTACCCTAGTAGTCACGTTTGGTAACATTACCAATCCAGGTACATCTAAGATTAAAGCTATCAAAGACGGTATGCAGGTAGAGTTTGCAAAACGTACAAACGTACAGATAGAAAAGAATCATATTGGAGGAGTGCAATCTAGAGGAAGAGTAGTAATGACCTCTCATGGATTTATACCAGACGATAAAAGACAAATCGATAAGTATAAAGATGCTCATAAAGAACATTGGTTAAAATTAGTAGGTAGTCTAGACTTCGATCTTATAGAGGAAGGCGACTTAGAAGAAGATGTTATAACTCCAAACTTACTTGATTAGTGTCCTATAATAATATTCTAAAAAAATTAAAGGAGACCCCACCCCGAGCGTTGAATGACCACATCTTGGTCATTGATGCGATGAACACTCTAATTAGATCGTTCTCGCTGCTCAAGGCGATGAACCCATCAGGTGCCCATGTTGGTGGCCTGGTAGGGTTTCTTCGTTCTTTGGGGTATGTTACTAGAATATTTGATCCAACAAGAGTAGTTGTAGTGTGGGACGGTAAAGGAGGTTCTGGAAATAGAAAGAATATTGATCCTAATTATAAAGCACAACGTGCAACCTCTCGTATTACTCATTGGGGATTGTATGATACTAAAGAAGAAGAGACTGAAGCATTAATAGGTCAGTTATTTAGAACCCAAGACTATTTAGAATGCCTACCAGTTCATCAAATGGTAGTAGATAAGTTGGAAGCAGATGATATAATGGCTTATTTAGCTAAAAGAGCTTCTGGGGCAGGTAAAAAAGTGACTATAGTTTCTTCTGATAAAGATTTCTTACAATTAGTAGATAATAATATTGAAGTTTACGCACCAGTAAAAAAGAAAACATTTACTAAAGATAATATATTTGAGGAACTTAAGGTGTTACCTACAAATTATAATCTAGTAAAAGCCCTAACAGGAGATAACTCAGATAATCTACCGGGTGTTAAAGGATTAGGAATTAAAACTATAGTAGCTGAGTTTCCTAAACTATTAACTGAAAAGACTGATTTAGATTACGTATTTAAAGTAGCGGAAGAAAAACTAGACGGTAAAAAAATCTTTGCTAAAATAATACACAATTGGGATAGAGTAGAGACCAATTTTAAATTGATGGACCTACATGATACCTCTTTAGATGATAAAGAAGTAGAGTATGTAGAAAAGATATTAAAATCTCCTGTACCGGACTTACAGACAGGAGCATTCTTACATCATTTAGATCAAGATAAAATAGAAGGAGTTACAAAAAATACTGAAGGATGGTTAGAGAACTTCAGAGGATTAACAACAGTTAAGTGAATATACAGTTTAGAGAAATAGTAAAAAAGGACTTAGTTGAGGTATGGGAATTATTAGAACAATTAAAACCTATATCTGAAATTCAACCAGAAGGATTTATTCCTGATATTGATGATGCATGGACAGAATTCAACTCTATAGGTATAGTTGGTTTAGATGGAGGAAAAATTATAGCTTTTGGTAGTATAGTTGTAGAAAATAAAATCAGAGGTTATAGATCATGTCATTTAGAGGATATAGTAGTAGATAAGGAATATAGAAATATCGGCATTGGTAAAAGACTTATGGAGTATATAAATGATAAAGTACTAAAAAACGGATGTTATAGAGCTACATTATTTTGTAGAGAAGGATTAATTCCTTTCTATGAAAAAACTGGATATAAAGTAAACAGTGTAGTGATGAAAAAATGGTTTGATATAAAAAATATATGAAAAAAATAGATTTAATATATGTAGGATTTATTATAGTCTTTACATTAGTGTTTATACAATTAGTTAATTAAAATGAAAAAAGCAGTTATAGTTAGTGGATACTTTAATCCACTCCACAAAGGACATTTAGAGTTATTTGAAAAAGCCAAAGAAGTTGGCGACTTATTAATCGTTATAGTAAATAATGATCTACAGAGAGAAATCAAAGGATCACAGTTCTTTCAAGATCAAGATGAAAGAATAAGAATAATTAGAGCTTTAAGTATCGTAGATATGGCATGGATATCAATAGATAAAGATTCCACACAAAACGAAACTTTAAAGGCAATGGTAGATAAGTTCTATGGTTCTATGAAACTTGCATTTGCCAACGGTGGTGATCAAAACAATGAAACTATCCCAGAAGCAGAAATATGTAAGTTGTTTGATATAGAATTAATTGATGGATTAGGAGATAAAATACAATCAAGCAGTTGGTTATTAAAGAAATAGTCACTATATTAAATAAAAGGTTTTAAATGACATTAAAGAGCTTACAACAGTACGGGAAGGGGTTCCAATTAAAAGTTTTAGGATCACTCCTTACAGATAAAACTTTCTTACTAAACGTTAGAGACGTACTACACGATCATTATTTTGATGCTGATTCACATAAATGGATAGTTAAGCAGATATGTGAGTATTTTGATAAGTACCATACAAACATTACTATGGATGTTCTTAAAGTAGAACTCCAAAAAGTAGAAAATGAAGTACTTCAAGTAGCATTAAAAGAAGAGTTACGTAATTCCTATGAAGCTTCTTCAGATGATGTAGAGTTCGTACAAGAAGAGTTTACCACTTTCTGTAAAAATCAAGAAATGAAGAATGCTATACTTAATTCAGCAGACCTTCTTAAAGCTCATGACTTTGACGGTATTCGTAATACTATAGAATCTGCTATGAAAGCAGGTATGGATAAAAATATAGGACATGAATATAATAAAGATATAGAAACTCGTTATAGAGTAGACTATAGACCAACTATTCCTTCTCCTTGGCCGGCTCTTAATGATGGTATACAAGGTGGATTCGGACCTGGAGATTTAGGAATTGTATTTGGTTCTCCCGGTGGTGGTAAATCATGGACTATGGTTGCAATAGCAGCACATGCAGTAAGTCTTGGCTATAAGGTTAATTTTTATACCTTAGAATTAGGAGAAGATTATGTTGGTAAGAGATTTGACTGTTACTTTACAGGCCATAATATAGATGAAGTTAATAAACATAGAAAAGAGGTAGAAGAGTACGTAGCTGAATTACCGGGTAAGTTAATAGTGAAAGAATATGCTCCTAAGCAAGCTACAATAAATACTGTAAAAGCTCATGTACAAAAATGTACAGATATGGATCATAAACCAGATTTAATAATTATAGATTATGTAGACTATTTAAAAGCACCGTCTAAAGGTAAATTCTCAGAACGTAAAGATGAGATAGATGATGTTTTTATAGCTACTAAAGGACTGGCTAAAGAATTAAAAATACCTATACTTACACCGTCACAGGTTAATAGAATGGGAGCTAGAGATAATGTTATTGAAGGAGATAAAGCAGCCGGTAGTTACGATAAAATGATGGTAGCTGATATGTGTTTTTCTCTATCGAGAATGAAAGAAGATAAAGTACTAGGTA